GGCAGCAAGATCTCATACAGACACGCCTCACAAACCACCCACTCAGCCTGCATGCGCCCGTCCGGGCTTGTCACATGGTAATAGTGGCGCTCATCGTCGGATGCGTCACAAACGCCGCATGGGGCTTGATTTTCGGATACATTTACGAGTGGCTTCATGACGCTTCCCTCCTTGCTTCGCGCTCCATATGTGCTATTCGGGCACGACGTTTTTTCATGCGGGTATACAGCTTGTGAAACTTCGCAATCTCGGCCTTGGTGGGCCACCTGCCGCCCTTGCGCATGTTGCAGATGGCGTGGCAGAGGACCAAGTTATTGTTGAGTGACTGACCGCCCCTGCATTTGGGGACAAAGTGGTCTGTGGTCCATCCCATCTGGTGTGGCGCATTACTCCGGGCAGGCCCCATGGGAGCGCCACAGTAAAAGCAGTCTCCCCCTTGCGCCTGATACAGTTCCATGTAAGACGGTTTGCTCATCGGTCAGCCCCCCCCATCATCAACCATGATGTCTACCTCGTCTTCATCGGCACAGTTCCGGCAAAGGTGCTCAACGGCGTAGGTTGAGGACGAGCCCACCGATGGGACACCAACGAGGTGAGGGCGGGTGACTGTGACCTCAATCACGGCGCCAAGGTCTAAGTAGGCCAGGATTTGAATTCCACAGCCCGTGCAATAAAGCGATTCAGCGCACATCACCGGCCCCCTGGATCTTCCCCTCCTCTTTGCGCCAAGACAGCTTGTCTTGATTCATCAAGGCGATTTGATGCATGGAGTAGCCGATGGCGTTGGCGAGGATTTCGAGGCGACGGAGCAGGGCCTCAAGCTGAGTCCGGGACGGGGTCATGCGAAAAATACTGGCATCAATCATGATGTCAGCGGCAACCTCCTCCATGTACGAAATTGAGATATTGGGCGGGTAGGCTGAGTATCGAACAAGGGCAAGGCCCTCGACGTTAATGCCCTTGAGCAGTGCCCACATGCTTGCGGTCCACAGCACATCCCCAATCTCTTTGGCGATGAGAGGGCAGGCCACGTCTATGTCGTGATCCTTGCGGACGACCTTGCTGATCTGACCGTTGATTTCACCCGCCTCGCAGAGTAGTTCGGGGCGCAGGTACTCAGGGCAGTAGCTCTCGGTCAGGCATGTACTTGCGGCGATTGATTGGTAGTCGATAAACTTCATAACAATTTGACTCCGTTACTCATGATGAAAATGATGATCCCGATAACCATGCACACCGCCCAACCGATATAACTCATGTCCACCTTGTGCTGTTCCATGGGTCACCCCCATTGATAAATCGCCGCCAGTATCACCAAGGCTGTTACGATGCCATCAGCCATGGAGATGGCGAGGGCGGCGAGGATTGCTTTGATCATTCTGCGCCTATGAGTTCGCGCAACTTATTGGCGGTGGCGGACGCCGCGGAGCCCTCTTCGTTAGCGCCACGCCTCATCTCGCTCAATCTGGCGGCCTGCTCGTCTATCGCGTTAATTTCGTGGAGCTTACTTTCAGCCAGGTTGTCTAACGCCGTGATTGTCTTAGTGAAGCCTTTCATGATTTTGTCGAATTTAAGCACTTTTGGTCTCCTTGGTTGGTTGGTACGGTACGGTTTTATTTTGACCGCCAGGCCCCAATCATCTCTGCGATTGGGTTTGATGGCGGCACGACACCCGCACCAGCACGGGTTTGTTCGGTTTTCTCCCTGGTTCTGAGTCCGAAGTAGGATCGCAGGAGCACTGTGGGTGTTGCGAGAATGGTAAAAATCAACATACTGGAGTCGGAGAGAACCTTGAGTGTTTCGACATTGCCCCGGTAGACAGCGACAGTCCAAATGGACACCACAGCGATAATGGCAAATGCGACGACCCGAGCCATGGCCAAGGCGATCTCGGGGCGGGTTGAGTGCCCAGACTGATCGGCCTCGCTGTGGGACTGCTGGATGCTGGTCCACGATTCAATGTCGGCAATCTCCACGTCGTACTCTTTAGTGAGAACCATGGCACGCTGTTCTGGCGGGAGTGTGTTCACTGCGTCCTCGATATCCTTGCCGGTGGCGTCGGCACCCAGCTTTTTATCTTTGGGCAAAAACGCGTTGACCGTATCGAGGATCAAGCCACCACCCGGGACGGCTTCGCGGAACAGGCTGGTGCCTACTTTCGTGATGATTGATTTAAGATTCATCGGCTGCATACCTCGCGTAGTTCTTGGCAAACTCTTTAGCGGTGCCCCTGCCAAGGGGGGTGTTGTAATACTGCTTCCAGTAAAGAGCCATGGCGTGCACGTTAGCGCTGTCAGGGAGGCCCGCCTTGACTCTGAGGTAGTGGATTCGAGCCATAAGGATGGCGTACTTCAGGTTCCATGCGAGCTCATTAGGGTTGCCGGTCATCACTGTTTTGACTACCGCCGAGAGGCTGGATTTGTATCGGAGGTAGTTATTCCAAATATCTTCTTCTGTAGCTGGCTCCATCTGAAATATACCGAGAGCAGGTCCATTGATTTGGTGGATATAGGAGCCAAGATGTGACTCTTGGGCGGAGGTGCCCATGAGGAGCTCAACCGCGTCGCCCGAGTAAAGGTCTGCATCCTTAAGCGTTTCCGCGATGAGTTGCCGGAGCTGGTTACTGCTGATAGTCATGATGTCTCCATGTGTTAGGGCTGTTTTTCTTCCCACCTTGTCGGCCATTCGTCTATTCGCCGGAAGGCACCTTTAGCCTCCTTATAGAGCCGCCGGATCGCACGCCTTGTCTCTTCGGCGGCTATCTTTCTTTTTTCGCTATCAACTTCTTGGTTCGGAAACTGGTAAATCTTAGCCATCTGGCACCTATTGTTCACACGCGATCTCGGCAATCTGGATCGCAATCACTCTCTTGATTTCTGGACCCTCTCCGCACCACCGGTAAAACAGTTCGCATCCCGGCCCGAGTGGGCACCCCTTACACACCGGCCAATCATTTCCCCAGATCGAGCAATAAGGGTCGTTGGCATCAATCAGGCGGCCAGTTTCGGCGGCCTCGTTATAGCGCTGTGCCTGTAGCATGTGGGCGGCCTCGATGCGCTCGGCCAGCTTGCCGCTGTTCTTAAAGGCCTTGAGGGCAGCTTGTGGGGTTTTCATGATGCCCAGGCCGCATGTCCCGTTAAAGCGTGTCCAATACTGACCTGCTGCCCCGGTGCGTCGGTGGGGGCATTCGAGAAACACAGGCTGCACAGCAACCGGCCCTTGCGCGGCTGAAGCCCGCAGCAACTGCAAAGCTTTTCGTAATCCCGCACCACCTCTTTATTAACCCTGGCGATGCCAGCCTGCGCGCGGTAATGCTTGACCTGCTTTTCGTAGAGCTTGCCGCCGTAGGCCTTGACCACTCGGACAACGGTACACACTGCAAACCCTTTTTCCGTCATCATTCGGTGGATGCCTTCGGTCGCTGTCTTGGCATCGGGAATAACTTCTCGCACGGCTGCGAGATTCAGTGGGGCTTCAATCCTTTCGACAATTCTGCTTGCCATCGTTCTCACTCCTTTTATTAACGGGCCGAGCCCTTACCCTCGGCCCGTCAACATCAAAGACAACTTGGTGCTTTCCAAAGCTCCCAGACGGAGGGGCTCCTGATCCTGGGAGTTGTGTGCGCGTTTACAGGTTCATGAGTCTTGATGTGGCAATCACCTCCTTGAGTGGGCGCGGATCCAGCTCCGCGTTATGGGGGATAAGGGGGCCAAAGTGAGCTTCGGCGTGCTTGAGATCATCCATCAGAGTAGGTCGGGGTTTCGCGGTGGGAGGAGAGAGTGTGTAGATCTTGGCGTCAACAGGAGAGGTAGAACAAGGGATATGGCCCATGGTGTTTTCCATCTTGTATGCGGTGGCTGCGGTCATGACTTTTGCCTCCTTATAAGTGCTGCTTGTGCGCAGGTCGGGCACTTGCAGCCGGTTGCTACATGGGTACGGTGACGGGGACAAGACTCTAAGAGCACAGCGTGGTTGCTGTCCGGGCTGATAAACACAGGGCAGCCGAGGTTATTTACGATCTGGTGAGGCATGGGCATTTTGCTGAGCGCAGATTTGAGGTTTTGCGGAGCCAGCGAGGTGATTTTGTAAATTTTATGCATGTCGTGAGCCTCTTGATTAGAGTCCATCGAGGGGGATGCTGGGGTGAGTAGGGGGGAGTGTCGGGGGGAATGTCATCCTCGATTTAGCCTCAAGATGACATAGGTTTGACATATAGTCAACTTTGAAATGATGTTTATTTGGCATAAAGTCATTACATGTTGATTTTAAAGCACAAAAAAGGCCCTGCTGAAATTCAGCAGGGCCTTTTAAGTGTGGCTTCAATCTTTAATATTTACGGGGTGATAGACTTCTCGATCTGGTCTTTAATGTGCCCGAGAACTATTTTGCCCATGGCGGGGTCCCCCATTCTCTGTGCGAGGCCGAGGGCTGAAATGAGATCTTCTATACCGGGGACGGCAATATATAGAGGATTGATGTCAGTGTGCTTGGCTTTGTCCAGGGGAGCCAGTTCAATAAACTCCTCTTTGGATATCCCAAAATATCCAATGATACCTTCCAGTTCCGATTCTTTTAGAGTTTTGCGTGTTCCGTTTTCGAGGTGCTTTACATAGCTGGCCCCAGCGTCCCGAGTGGGTCGCCCAAGGTTCATGCCCAGCTCTATCATCGTCATCCGTCGCGATTCCCTTGCTACTTTAATACGCTCGCCAATCTCTTTAAGCGATAATTCCTCTATTATATTAACCATTTAAAAAACCCCTCAATTTTTTTTGGCTATTGGACGTTGACAAAAAGTCAACGCCATGTCAAATATGGTCAAAACGACACCTCAAAAAAGGCCACTCATGAAAAAAGAGATTAAAAAGAAGACGCTTAGGGAGTTGATGGACGAAAACGGGCTTAATAACGAAGCTCTTGGAGCGCTCCTTAAACCCAAAAAGACTAAGACCACCATCTCCAAGTGGAACAGCAAAAGCCGCGGAGTCTCACTGCCCTACGCCAAACAATTGGCCGAGATTTTCGGTGTTGATATCAATGAGCTGGATATAATTTAAAACAAGGTTGACTATATGTCAACCCTTACAGGGGGACAAACAGCTTTTAAAACTATGTTTTTACTATTAATCTTTCTTTGTGAAACACAGTAATAAGACACAATTGCCACAACTGTAATAAAAACAGGAGGATAGGCTTTTGGGAGACCTAAGTGATTTGACAAATTTAATGGCCGGGAGTCAACAATCTGGCGACAAGAATCAGGGTAAGGAGAGCGCTGTGGGCGGAAAGGTGGTTAAGGTCCCGCAAAGGAGAGAAGGATGAATCTACCAGCACTCACAACAGATCCACATATCAGCGGTGCAATCTCCAGAATGATGGAGGCTGCACCTGATGACATGCAGCTCATTGCACGGTGGGTCGGCGATATCAAGAGCCAGCAAACAGTTGCCCTTGGAATAGACGAAGCCTTTGCCCTCCGGGATGAGCAGGGGGAGATCCAGGCCTACAAGCAGGGGCTTTATCTGTCCAAGGAGATGGGTACGCTGATTCAGCCCGCCTTCAATAGCCCATTTGTCATATCAGCCCAAGGGTATGAGGTATGGGCCGATGTGGCCGGGGCCTCCTGTATTTTCCCGAAAGAGGTTCTTGTGAATGGGGAGTGGAAACAGAACCCTTTTGTTGAGCGCGATCCTGAAAGTAAGCGCCTTATTGCGGTTCATGCCAGGGCCACCGCGTTCAAGCATTCAGCAAAGGGCATCCCCCAGGTTTCCGATTGGACGACGATTTACGACGCCCCAGCATACCGCCTGATTGACCTCCTCGCCAAGGCTAAGAAATGCCCCCAGGCCTTCAAGCTCCTCCCTATTGAAATGGCGAAACCGGAAGACAAGGGGACATGGGCGAAATACCCCTTCGACGAAGCGACGTGCTTATGGGTCAACACTGCCCACGATGATGCCCTCACATGGTTCTCTCAGATCCTCAACCGAGAAAAGAAGGCCATCGACTTTGCGCAGACCTTCGCCAAGCGAAACTCCTTGAAACACCTCAGCGGTCTCCAAAAAGCACCCGGCCCTGAATGGTCAATCCCGGTCGTATGCTGGCGCCCTATGAACGGCAGCATTATTAAATGGGATTCAAGTCAGTATTCAGCCCTCCAAGACCGTGTTGTCAACATGATTGAAGGCGATACCGGGTCATTTGCAGCCGGTGCTATCGAGCTGAAGACAGGCAAAGAGCGCACTACCGAGGACGCAAACTTCAGCGCCATGGAAGCTGCCACCGATCCCGAAGACCAAGCCGATGTTATCGACATCGCCCCCCAAAAAAGTGAACCCGCCACCGAAGAGCCTCCGGCGCCCGTAAAACCCGAGAAAGAAAAAGTCGTCGCCCAGGTAGCCCCCACCCGAACCCCCGAGGAAGAGAAAGTCTTCGCAAACCTTCGGGCTGCAGCGGATTTTTCTGAAAAAGAGTACGCCGCAGCCATCGAGCAACACGGCGAGCCGACGACCGTGGCAGAGGCGGAAGCTGTTTACAAAACCATCAGCGCTCTCGCCGATCAGCATGCGGAGGACCAATGAACCCAATCACACACATCAAGGCCAAAGGCCTCAAGGGCCAGATAATAGATGAACCCTTGGCTCAGCACCAAATCTACGTCGGCCCGACCGGGTCCGGTAAGTCGTCCAGGGCCCAGGCCATCGCCCTTGCCACCATGGGATACATCCCGTGGGGATCCAGCGCTAAGAAACCCGGCGATATCTACAAGGCATACGGCCCCGCCGAAGGCCCTTTGACCGTATCCATCACTTGTGGTGGCGTCGAGCTGGAGCGGAGGCTTTCCCCTACTGCCTCTGGGGCAACACAGCGATTCAGGGCGAACCAGCAAAACGTGGGCAAAGACGGGTTCCCTGCTGAGATGTACAGGGCAGGAGTCCCGAACATTTTCGATGTCGCCAAGTCGTTCATGGGACTCTCCGACACTAAGAAGATCGACACCCTGTTCTCATTGTTCCCTCCGGCGGGTGACGTAGCTGCAATCGATGACGAAATCGAAGCAAACTCCAACAAGATTAGCGCTACCGAGAAACAGATCACGAGCCTCGAAGCGGTTATTAAGAGGCTATCCTCTAACCGCCACGACCTTAACCTTCCTGCCGGAACTCTTGCCGAGAAGGCCACAGAGCTTGGCAAGGTGCGGGGAGATTACAAGGCATTGGCCGACGACATCAAGAAAGAGGAGATCCGCCAGGCCGAAGTAAAGGCCGCCAAGGATGCCACGGCCAAGGCGGTCGCCGACCAAAAGGCGAAAGAGGAGCAGGAGACGAAAGAAAGAGCAGGTGCCGCCAGCAAGAAGGGCGCCACAGAAGCAGCGCCCACACAGCCCGCCTCTATCCGCACAGAAGCGCCCACCGCCCCTAATGTGTCCGGGATAATCCCGACCCTTGACTCTTCACCCGAAACGACCACACCGACATACAGTGTCATCCCCGACTCCTACCCCGCAGAATCCCTTCGTAAGGTGTTGTCCGCCATGGAGTCCTCAGGGTGTAAAGTCTGCACCGCCAAGTTGGTCCTTAAAAAAGAACTCTCAAATTGGAGTGGCAAATAAATGGATCTCGTAATGATGAAAGACCAGCTCGCCGGGCTCGAAACCAGAGGAAAAGAGCTCGCCGACGAGAAGGATCTCTTTGTGAAGGCCCAAGGTCTCGACGAAGAGGTTGCGAAAGCCCAGCAAGAGGTTGAGGTTCAAAAGAAGCGGCTCACAGGCTTAAAAGCCACAAAAAAACACCTTAAAAACCAGAAGCGCGAAGCAATCGAACCCACAGCCAAGGCACTCGCCGAAAAGATAGGTGAAGTCCTACCGGTGGGGGTCGCCATGTTTGAAGCCGGCGAAAGCGGGGTTTTTATTGGGTGGGACGGACCCAACGGAAAGGTGCCTTATGACGGGCTTTCTGGCGGTCAGAGGGTAACTTTTGACGCCGCCCTGTGTCATGCCCTTGACGCAAAGCTTTTGGTGGTGGAAGCGGCAGAACTCGACACCGAAAACATGCGCCTCACCCTGGAGAAGTTGGCCGAATTCCCGGGGCAGGTGATCGTCAACACCTGTCACCCGATCCCTAAGAAGGACATCCCTAAGAAATTCAAGGTCACCATGGTCGGGGGTGCTGAATGATCAACCTCGACCCCCAACAACGCGCAGTCGTCGAAACCAAATCACCCCGGGCTTTGTGCCTTGCCGGGGCTGGGTCCGGTAAAACCCGGTCGCTGATTGAACGCATCGCCCACCTCGTTGAAAACTGCAAGGTCCATCCGTCTGAGGTTCTGGCTTTTACCTTCACGCGAAAGGCTGCCGGAGAGATCGGTTCTCGCCTTGAAGAGCGAATTGGCGCCGATGCCTTTGGTGTCACCATGGGAACTATGCACGGGGTAGCCCTCAACTACATTCAGCGGTTCGCTGAAATGATTGGCCTCCGGCGGGGAAAGATTACCGTTTACAGCCAGTGGGAACAGGATTTTCTTCTGAAAGAAATCGCTATGGAACTGGGTCTCCACACCGGAAAGTCCTGGAGGAAGGGACTCAAGAAGAAAGATGTGGACGCCCTTTTCTCTGGCTACTACGAGCGCGGCGTGTGGCCATCGCCGAACGCCCCAGGGCATGACCTGTTTAAGACATTTCTCCAGCGATGCCGAGAGAACAACGCCCTCACCTACGGGACCATTCTTGTTGAGTTTCGCGCCCTCCTGCCGAAGATCGCCCAATACATCAACATTCGCCACCTCATGGTGGACGAGGCGCAGGACAACGACCCGTTGCAGTGGTTGATCGTGAACCAGATTGTGGAGCTCACTGGGGCGGATTTGTTCGTGGTTGCTGATGTGGATCAGTCCATCTATTCGTTCCGTGGCGCCGTGCCTGAATATCTGGTCAACAACGCCGACTCCTTCGACCTGTACAAGATTGAAACCAACTACCGCAGTACTCCCGAGGTCGTAACCGCAGCGAACACCCTTATCGAGCACAACATTTCCCGCCTGCCGAAGACAATGGTCCCGTCGAGACCATCAAGTAATGACCCTGTAGTTACAACCACTGGACAGGATAGCGAGGCGATATGCGAATACGTCGCGAGCGATCTCTTTTCAAGGGCATGGGAAGATGTTGCCATCATCGCCCGTAACCATGCCCTGCTCAACAAGATTTCCGACGCCCTCACCGAAAAAGGGATCCCAAACACCTACACCGGCAAAGAGTCCAAACTTACAAACAGCGAAGAGTTCAGGCGGTTCCACGCCTTCTTGAAACTGATCGCCAATCCTTACGACAACTTTTCGTTCCTGCTTATCAAGGACTTGATTGGGGTGTCAGACCTTTCAGGTATCCGCCTTCAGGCTGTGCAAGAGGGGAAGAGTCAGTTCCAGGTGTGGGTTGAATCGGGACCGGATGTGGATCCGTTCAAGAACATCGGCCACATGGACTTTGACGCGGCCATCGATCACTTCGCCTTCTGGTGCCAATCGCTTTTCGGTATCTCTGACATCGCGGCATTTGCCAAGGCTTGGGGCTTAGCAGAGCCGAACATCCGCGACACCGCATGCGACGAATCACCTATTCAGAATTACCTCAAATGGCTGGCCACCTATGACATCCAAGATGAAATCGAAGACGAGCCCGAAGGCGTTCAGATTATGACCATTCACGCCGCCAAGGGCCTTGAGTTTCCTGTGGTGATCGTGGCCGGAGTCAATGACGGGATCCTCCCTTCAAAGCACGGACTCAAGAGCGAGGATGAAATGGAGAGCGAGCGCCGTCTCGCTTACGTCGGCTGGACCAGGGCTGAAAGCCAACTAATTCTTGCCGTCAGGCCGGAAGAGAAATTGGACGACTACGGCAGGCTGCACAAAAACCCGGCCTCCCGCTTCATCGAGGAGTCAGGCCTGTGATCGAGATCGGCCTTGTATACAAAAATGGCGTCTACGCCCCGGCAACGCTTGCCGAAGAGGACAAGGCTCGTTTAGCCCACAAGCCCAACCAGCCTATCCGTGGGAAGCTTACGGAACTTCGAGACGCCCGAAGCCTCCGGCAACTTCGGATGTATTGGGCTTCCTGCAACGCGGTGGCCGAAAGCTCGCCCGACCCGAAGTTGGACACCAAGGACGCTGTGGATTGGCACACCCGAATCGCCCTTCGATTTTATGACGAGAACAAAATTGCAGTGGATGGCCCCCGGGTGATTGTTCAGCTCAAATCTATCGCATTCGAAAACCTAAAACACCTGGCCATGAACGATTTTATGGACCGTGCCTTGAGACTCCATGCTGGGTGGCTCGGGGTATCGAAAGGTGAGCTTGAGACGGAGCTTCACAGGAGGGGCTATGGCTAAAGGGGTCGATTGGTCCGGGTTCGCCTGCCCCAAGGTGATGCCCTATCGATCCGGAGATTGTCGGGATTGGTTCCGTTCCCTCCCTTGCCATACATGCGGGGGAGGGGCGCAGCACCACCACGAAACACTCCAGGGGCGAGGGACAGGCACCAAGGGCCCGGACGATGAGGCGGTCCCGCTCTGCTACACATGCCATAAATTACGGCACGATATGGGCCGGGAAACGTTCTGGCAAACCTACGGCGAAAATTGGAGGGAGGTTGTTCGTGGATACAAAGAAAGATGGTGGGAGAACCCACCCCGGCAACACCGAGCTCATCACGATCCGTGAGACTGAAATCGATGTCCAAGGCAAACCCGTCATGGTTGACATCGAGATCCCAATACCCTGCCGAATGGTCTGTGAGAAATGTGGCGAAAGCGTGGAGTGGTATGCAGACCATGAGAGAGACGGAACGGTGGTGGTTAAGATCGTGAAAACGGGCTGTGAGTGTCTGGAAAATAAGGAATTGTAATACCCATGAAGTGGCACGAAGTAGTATTCGAATTTAACTTTTGGAAATACGGTTTTTATATCTCTCTCTTCTACTTCTACCGCTTCAGGTTTGCTTTCGCGAACTGCCACATAACCCACCGCAGAGACACCGCCTTATCGGTCATCGCTGTGTATATTGCTGCCTGCTTGTGGCCGTTGTGGGTTGTTTGGGAGGGTGGGAGATTGGGGTGGAGAGTAGGCGAGATGATCATCGCAGCAAGGAGGGTAAAAGAAGGTAAATGAGATCACGAAACATAAAGCCGGGTTTCTTCCATAACGAGGAATTAGTTGAGTGCTCCTTTCCTGCGCGACTCCTCTTTGTTGGTCTGTGGTGTTTGGCTGACCGGGCGGGCTACCTCGAAGACCGTCCGAAGAAGATTAAAATTCAAGTTTTCCCGGCGGATAACGTTGATTGTGAGGAGCTTCTGACCGAGCTCAGTGGCGCAAAACTCATCAAGCGATACATCGCCGCCGACAGGAAATACATCTGGATCCCCGGATTCCGATCACACCAGAACCCCCACAGGAGGGAGAAGCCGTCAACCATCCCGCCGCATCCCGATGATGTCGAGAGAAGGCCCGCCCAGGGAGGGGAAGGGGCGGACCCGGAAGATGAAAAGCAAGGACAAGACCCGTCCAAGGACATGCCAAGGACCGACCAAGGACAGGCCCAAGGCGAACCAGGGCATGGTCGAGCCCGGCTGATTCCTGATACCGGATTCCTGATACCTGATTCTCTGAATCCTGATTCCGGAAACCTGAAAGAAAAGACTTTGTGCGACGAGTCGAACGACGGTCAGCCCAAGGAAGAATTTTATCTGACAGCCAAGAAAAAGAAACTCACCGGAAAGCGCCTGGAAACGTTCGAACAGTTTTGGGCTGCGTTTGATTACAAAAAATCCAAAGCCTCTGCTGCTGACTCCTGGCTCGCTATCCCGGAGCTCAAGCCAAGTATTGTGGCCCTGATTGTCAAGGCGGCTGAAGCAGAGGCTAAGAATCGGCCGGCGATGGTTGTTGCTGGTAAAACCCCAAAGATGGCGCAGGGATGGTTGACCGAGAGGCGGTGGGAAGATGAGCCGCCACCTGTGGATACCAAAGTGGGTGTCCAGCCCAGGCAAGGCCGACGACTCCAAGGCGACGAACTCCTGCAAGCCAACGCCACTGCCGTCGAAGAATTTTTGAGGAGAAACGATGAACCAGCATGACGAACCCCAATTCGCCACGATCATGATGGCCGTGGCCCAGAACTACAGCGCACAGGTCAGCGCACCGACAATCGGGTTTATGTTCCAAGCTCTCTCTCAGTACCCCGTCGCTCACATCGAAGCCGCAGCCCTCCAGATCGCTCGAACCCGGAAATACACCACCATGCCCACTGTTGCTGATTTTGTCGAGGCCATTGAAGGCTCAGTTGAGGACAAGGCCATGACCCAGGCGCTTTGTGTTTGGGATTCCATCGGCAAGGTGGGTGTCTACGGCTCACCAAACTACCAAGACCCCCTGACGGCTCAGATCGTGTCCGAAATGGGGTGGAAGGCAATCTGCGCCACGAAGGAAGACCAGCGGGATTGGTTCCTGCGGAACTTCGCGGGTGCATACAAGGCGCACCGGAGAGTTGACAGCGCAAAGGCAATCGCGGCCCCGGAGACAGTAGCGGGGTTGATTGGAAACGTGACACGGAAACTCGGACAGGGGGAGAGGTAGTATGACCCTTGAAAACCGCAGCTCAACGCCATCCATCCCAGACACCCCCGAAGAGTGGGTGAGAAGGGATGCGATGCACAATTGGGACTACAAAGAGGACCGACTCAAACAGGCAAATGCCGCAGCTTACGACACCTTTCTCGAATATCTCTACAGGACATATGAAAAGCATGGCGCAAAGAAGATGGGCGAGATTGCCGGGATCGGATGTGAATCGGCAAGGCTGGTCTTCAAGAAGACCAATCTCCCCATAGGGCAGCATGGTGGCGCCAGAGCTCAAAGTATCAAGCTGCCCAAGGAGGTTGTCCCGACGCTGAAATATGAGTGGGCCCTTTATGCCCATCACAATGGGATAAAGCGAGGCAGGAGAAGAGGGCGCAAAGACTTCAATAAGCTGCTTTTCTGCCATGATGCCGTCGCCCGCCACGACCTCCCTTGCAGTTGGAACACGGTGCGGAATTCGCTGAAATCGAACAGGCATAAGGGGGTTTGATGTGGTGACCCCAAACTACGCAGCATTAGACGCCGCAAGGCCCTGGAAACAAAAAGCGGCATGGATGGCTGATGTGCACGACGCGGGCTTTAAGCATATCACCGAGATGGTCCACAAGACATATGAAGCCCTTGGAACGACGAAGGAGACAGCCAAAGAGTTGGGCTTGTCCAGGGATGGCGTCTGCCAAATCCTGCACTACATCGGCGTTTCCGTGAAGCCGAAGGGCGGGCGAAACAACACTGTGCTCACCGCTGCCTTGGTTCGAGAGTTGAGGATCGGGTGGGATGGTGTCGGGGTGAAGAAGGATTATATTCGACGATTCCGCGAGGCCCACGGCCTGACGTGTCACGTTGATACGCTCAAGATGGCGCTTGATGGAAGAACTTGGGGGTGTGTGTGATGACGAATCAAATCGTTTCTCTCTCTGGAGGGAAGGATAGTACCGCCATGCTTCTCATGATGCTGGAGCGAGGGGAGGAGATCCATTCGGCAGTGTTTTTTGACACGGGGTGGGAGTTTCCGGCAATGCACACCCACTTAGATCAACTTGAGGCGATGGTGGATGTGCCCATTGTGAGGTTGGTTCCTGAGAGGTCGTTTGATTATTGGATGTTTGAGCGGCCCGTCATCGCAAGGAAGGGGCCACTTAAAGGCAAAGTTCATCGGACTGGCAACGGTTGGCCATCCCCAATGCGGCGGTGGTGTACTCGGCAGAAAGTCGATGCCATCAAGAGCTATGTAAAGGCTATACCGGGCGTCGTTCAGTGTATCGGGTTCGCAGTAGACGAGCCTAAGCGATATGAGAACGTTTCGGCTTCGATGGAAAAACATGCCCCGAATCGCAGATTTCCACTTGTTGAGTATGAGATCACTGAGGCCCAGGCACTATCCTACTGCAAAGACAAGGGATTCGAGTGGGGGGGGCTCTACGATTTGTTTGACCGGGTATCCTGCTTCTGTTGTCCGCTCCAGAGGTTGAGCGAGTTGAGGAAGTTGAGAGCCCACTTCCCAGAACTCTGGGGGCGCATGCTCAAGATGGATGCCAAGATGCCGGGGCACAACCGGGGTTTTAGGGATTACGCCACAGTCCACGACCTTGAGCGCCGATTCGCGGGTGAGGATCGGCAAGAAGAAAAACAACTCAAGCTGTTTGCATAGGGGGATCTATGTCATCAAAAAAGCATATGCCGTCATGGAGCGAGGATGAGCTCTTTGACATGCAGGTTTTTCGCGACATCGACCAAAAGACGTGGACAGAGGTTATGGCGGCGGTCAACGCAGAGCACGGGAATTTCCGCAGTGCGGAGGCTTGCCGGGAACAGTATTTGAAGATTTTGAGGGAGGAGGTGTGTCTTGGGGAAAATTAGCAAGCCAGCCCGCAAGAAGCACAACGAGGCATGCCAACTCTTGGAGAAAGAGCGGCTGTCGTTTGAGGACAAGCTTTTTGTCCTTGAACACTGGCGTGAGGATGCGACGAATAACAACGCCGATGCCGGGGCCTTTTTTACCCCATACGGGCTCGCTCGCGACTTTGCGTTAGAAGTGCGCGGGCACGGCGCAAGGACCATCGATCTGTGCGCGGGGGCAGGATCGCTTGCTCTTCAATACGTCAGCAAGTGCGAGCTGGATGGGTGTAACCCGGATATCACATGCGTGGAGCTCAACGCCTCCTACGTGGAGGTCGGGAGAAAGATAGTCCCGGAGGCTAAGTGGGTCACCGGATCGGCCCTTGACCCGGGGCTTCTATTGCCCATGGGTCGATTCGAGCAGGCGATCAGCAACCCACCGTTTGGGTCGATAAAAACCGGCATGAATTATGAGAATTTCACCCGATACAAAGGGAAAATGTTTGACCTGTTGATTGTGGCGGTGGCTGCCGAAATCGCAGGTTACGGGGCTTTTATTCTCCCTCAGATGAGCACGCCTTTCAAGTATTCAGGACATTACAGATTTGAGGACCTTCGGGATAGCGGGCACCTACCCCAAAAGGTCAAGTCGTTCATAAAACAGACGGGCTTGGAATTTCAGTTCAATACGGGCATTGATACCAGCGTTTACCAAGCTGATTGGCATGGCGTGAGCCCCCTTTGTGAAATCGTGTGCTTTGATTTTCAGGACGAAGTAGACGTCGTCGAAGAACCGCCAGCGGTAAGGACCCGCCAAGATGTGCAAAAAGAGCCTCAGCGAAGCCAAATGGAGCTCTTCGCATAAACCACAAGGAAACCAAAATGGCATCAAAAACATGGAAAAACATCGAACGCAAGATAGCCCGGTTTTTCGGGGCTGAGCGCAACCCCCTCTCAGGGAGCAATGGTAAACATGGCCGGTCTGATTCGCTTCATCCTGTGCTGTTTGTTGAGACGAAATACCGACAGGTTCACAGTGCCGTAACCCTGTGGCGGGATACCGCAGGGAAGGCCAAGAAAGAGGGGAAAATCCCTGTGGTGTGCCTGAGCGAGAAGGGCAAGCAGGGGTTTTGGGTGATGTGTCACAGCGATGACCTGACGGCTGTGGCGAACCAGAGGACGAAGGCGAGGATAGAGGGTAACGCGGCGTTTATCAGGGCGAAGCAGGGAGATGGCGAGTGATCGCGCAAATCGGAATCATGATCTTCGGTTGCTCCGCTATTTGGCTGATTGGCAGAAAAGAGTCATGGTCAAGGTGGGGTTTTGTCATGGGGCTTTTAAGTCAGCCCTTTTGGTTTTGGTCAGCGTATCAGGCCAAGCAATGGGGCATCTTTCTGGTATGTTGCTGGTATCTCTACTCTTGGGCGCAGGGGTTTTACAATCACTTTCTATGCCAATCAGGCGAATAAATTTGGCTTTATGTCAAATATATGTTGACCGCATGTCTGTTCTGTGTCAAATTATAATCATTCGACACATTGCATGGTAGTACCTCCTGGGCGGTCCGGGGCTTCTCCTTCCCGGGCCGCCAACCCAAACAGACGAGAGGTTGCAGTTTGAACAACAAGATCTTCCTGACAGTCTTAACAGCTCTCCTCGCTCTCTTCATCTGGCTTATCCAACACAACCTCTCGTCTCTTTCCTCGTCTGTTTCTATCCCCATCACCCGTCTCACCGAACAAGTCCAACGCCTCAACGACCAACTCACCGAAACCCGAATTGATACAGGAAGCCGCATCATTGCAGTTGAGAAGGACACGGCTGTTAACCGCGAGGACGTTGTTGAGCTCAAGGGGCGAGTTACAAAGCTGGAGGATGACCGGTCATGATGATTCATGTTGCACATGTCGCAGCGGCGCTCACGTTGGTGGCTATCCTTGCTGGCGGGGTTGGGTTTGTGATGGGCGAGCGGAGCATGAGGAAGCGCGTTTATTTCGAGAAGGATGAGTCATGAAAGCACCCCTTGGGAACGGCCCGGTATGGGCGAGCTACTGTGCAACATTCCTGCATGAGAACCCACTGTGTGATCGCTGCAAAAGCATGGGCACGATGAGCCTCGCGACTGAAGTGGTCCATATCAGGCCGGTCTCGATTGAGCAGGATGAGACGCTGTTTTGGAATCGGTCGAATCATGAAGGGCTTTGTGGGTCGTGCTATTCGAGGAAGATGAAGAAGGAGGAGGATTCATGAAACGGAGAAACCAGAGAAGACGATCCACACAGAAGATGCTGGCGAACTTTGATGGGATGCCGCAAACACTCGAAGAGATTTTTCGTGAAGTATTGAGGGAGGCGCAAGCGCATGCAGGTGAAATGAAGATGCGAGTGCTTGGCGAAGATCAGTCGAAGCGCAGATTCTCGGTGGATGTGCGGGAGTTCAGGCGGGGGGATGAGAAGAGGATAGCTAAGAAGCCCGCCGTTGCTGGCTCTCGGGGGATCTGTGAGAAAATGGGTCCTTCTGGGTAATTATTCCCCATACGGGTAGGCAAGGCTCGATTTCTCTCCAGTTTCAGGGTCCAAAAAGTTGTTTCGCTTGAGGGGTAGGGGATGGCGAAAAGCGCACACATAGGGGTTGTTGAGTTTGCCAAGCAAATTGACAAAACCCCCCAATATGTTCGCCGCCTCATCAAGCAGGGATAAATATCAAAAAGTTCACTAAAAACGGAGGGTAAGCGAAAGCTCATCCACCCCCAAAAAGCCCTGATTGATCTTGAGAATAACATCTCACATGTCAACAAAAAACCCAAAAAAACGAAACAAAGCGAACCAAAAAAAGAAACACAAAAACGAACCACTGAAAAAGCTGAAACGAAACAAGAGGAAGCTTTAGGTGGGGAGGACATTCGCCAGGTCATCGACCTTGCCAATTTTGGCAAGCTAAATCTAACTCAGGCGCAAACAATACACGAGCAATACAAGGCGGCCCTCAAGAAGCTGGACTATGAAAAGCGAGAGCGTGAATTGTTGCCAGCGGATGAAGTGAGAAAGATTTGGTCGGAAAGCATAACGGCGGCACGGTCAAAGATATTGAGCCTGAAAGGGAAGATCGGCCCGCTACTCAAAGAATTTATTGGTGATAACGCGAATTTCAACACACTCATGGCTGAAGTGGAGCAGATTGAATTTGAGGTACTAAAGGACTTGCAAAGAGGTGAAATACAGTGAGCGCGTCCTACAGGTATTCCAGGAGGTAAACGATACATGGAAGCCTCCCACCAAGATGTCTTTGTCGGAATGGGCAAACGAAAAAGCCCACCTGTCGGCAGAGTCAAGCGCAGATGTGGGGCGGTGGAAGTCTTATCCATACCAAGTCGGAATGCTCGACGCCTTCACCGATCCGTCAATCGAGATCCTGACGGTCATGAAATCCGCCCGAATCGGCTACACCAAAATGGTGAACTGGGACACGGGTTATCACATCGAGCAGGAACCATGCTCACAGTTGATTGTCCAGCCGACCGTGGAAGATGCCGGGGGATACTCCAAAGACGAGATCACCCCGATGTTGAGAGACACGCCTTGTTTGCAGGGCAAGGTGTCAGACGAAAAAAGTCGGGATAGTTCAAATACGATCCTGAAAAAGTCTTACCCCGGCGGGGCCCTCCATTTGACGGGGGCGAACAGCCCACGGGGATTCCGGCGGATCACAGTGAAGAGGGTTAAATTCGACGAGGTCGATGGATACCCGCCGACCGCTGGGAAAGAAGGGGACCAGATCAAGCTTGGAAGTAAACGGTCTGAAACCTTCTGGGATAGAAAGATCGTTTTGGGGAGCACGCCAACCATCAAGGGCGCCTCCCGTATAGAGTCAAGCTTTGACAAGTCAGACAAGCGATACCGGTTCTTGCCCTGCCCTTATTGTGGTGAGTTTCAAACACTGAAGTGGAAAGGGATTGTGTGGCCCAAGGGCGAACCGGAAAAGGCACAGTACAAGTGCGAGTTCTGTGAAAAATTGATCCCCCACTCCATGAAGCGGCAAATGGATGAAAAAGGGGAGTGGAGAGCGACCGCCCTATTTGACGGGCACGCAGGTTTCCATATTTGGGCCGGGTACTCCTACAGCCCCAATTCAACCTGGGGGAAGCTCGCGAAAGAGTTTCTTGACGTAAAGGGCGACCCGGAACTGCTCAAGACGTTCGTGAATACGGTTCTTGGGGAAACATGGGAAGAAGCCGGCGACCGCCCCGAATGGACAGCCCTCGCGGCAAGGTGTGAGCCATACAAGATCATGACCGTTCCCTCTGGCGGCATGCTACTCACCGCCGGGGTTGATACCCAGGATAACCGCCTGGCAGTTGTGGTGAGGGCCTGGGGGAAAGATGAAGAGAATTGGCTTGTTTACCACAACGAGCTCTACGGAGACCCAGACCAGCCGGAAGTATGGGATCAACTTGACGAAATCCTCTTTTATGACTTTCGGCATGAGTTCGGTGTGGACCTCAAAATAGTCTCCATGTCCATCGATACCGGGGGGCACAGGGATGAGGCGGTTAAAAGATACTGCCGGAAAAGAGCGGCGCAGGGTGTGGTTGCCATAAAGGGCTCCAGCACCAAGAACAAGCCGATTGTGAATCCCCCGACTCTCCAGGATGTGGACTACAAAGGCAAAAAGATTGAGAAGGGGGTCCAGCTTTGGTCGGTTGGGACAGACACCGCGAAAGGCATCATCTATAGCCGACTGAATAACAAGATCGACCCGGAGAGGGAGACGCAGCCGGGTTACTACCACTTCCCGGTAGGCACCTCGGATGAATATTTCGAGCAGATCACCGCTGAGAAGCTGATCACTAAGTTCAATAAGGGTTTCCCGGTAAAGGAGTGGGTCAAGACCCGAGAGAGAAACGAGGCCACAGACTGCGAGGTCTACTGCTACCACGCAGCACTCCGAGCCGGGGTTAACAGGCTTGATTTCGACAAACTAAAAGAACAACTCCAAGGCACGATCACCAAGTCGGAGCCACAACAACCGAAACAGCGGAAGCAAAAAGTGCTCCGCAGTAAATGGATGAGCTAACCATGGCATATACACAAGACGATTTGGGCGCGGTACAGGCGGCAGTTATCGCCTTGGCAACCGGAAAGCGAGTGGTCAAAGTCATGCTCTCCAGCGGCAAGATGATTGAATACGATTCTGCGGGGCTGAAAGACTTAAAGCAATTGCGATCAGAGATTCAGTCAGAACTCAACTCGGCGGCAGGCAAGCGGCGGTTCTTCCGGACCACAACGAGCAAGGGGCTGTGATGATACTTGACCAAACAGGGAAACCATACGCCATGAGCGGAGCCTTCGAGGGTGCGAGTCAAGCCCCTCGGATGTCGTCCTTTATGGCCCCCACTATCGGTCCGAACGCTTCTATTGGCAATTCCTTGACAACTCTGCGGGGTCGGTCCCGGCAAGCGATCCGGAACAATCCACTTGCGAAGGGCGGACAGGAAACCTTCACCGCCAACATGGTCGGGAAGGGGATCACCCCACGATTCAATTTTCCTGACCAACCGGAGCTGAAGAAAGAGGTTCAGGAGTTGTGGCTCGACTCCGTGCCCGAGATGGACTTTGACGGCAACGCTGATTTTTATGGCATGCAGTCGATTGTTGCAAACGCATTGTTCTCTGATGGCGAAGGCCTGGCCATCTTCCGACCTCGGAGTACCTACGCTGATTTGGCTGTCCCCCTCCAGGTGCAGCTCCTTGAGGCTGACCACCTTGACGCTGCATATAGCACGACCCTGCCGAACGGCAACAAGATCCGTATGGGTATTGAATACAACCGGATCGGGCAACGTGCCGCTTACTGGCTGCATAAAGATCACCCCGGCGAGTATTTCATGAATGACAGTTCGGGGGAGCGCACCCGAGTACCCGCCAAGGATGTTTGCCACATCTTTGATCCGACGAGGCCGGGGCAACAGCGCGGCTTGCCCTCCATGTCATCAACCCTCACCAAGCTCCACGAAATCGATCAGTGTGTTGACGCTGAGCTTGTCCGCCGAAAGACCACAGCCATGTTTGGTGGGTTTATAACCCAAATAGATGGTTACGACTCGAGCGATCCAAATCCGTTGGGACTGAGCCAGGGCACGGACAACGGGGTCGATGTCGTCGGCCTTGAACCTGGTACGTTCCCCGTCTTGCTCCCAGGGCAGACGGTAAATTTTTCAACACCTCACGACGTCAGCGGCAGCTATGTCGCATGGATGAAGCAAGAATTGATGAACCTGGCCCGAGGTTGGGGGATCACTTATGACCAGCTTACCGGTGACCTTACGGAGGTCAATTATTCCTCAATACGTGCCGGGCTCCTTGAATTCCGCAGGGCCCTGACAATGAAGCAGAATAAGACCCTCATTTTCCAGTTTTGCCGCCCGGTCATTAACCGGTGGCTCAACACAACGGTGCTGTCATCGCGGGTCACTATCGCCGACTACCTCAAAAAGAGGCGCCGATACTACAGGGGCATTTCATGGCAGCCCGACCCCTGGATGTGGATTGATCCATACAAAGATATCTTGGCTGAGATTTTAGAGATTCGTGGCGGTCTGAAGAACTTCACCCAATCCCTGGCAGACCGCAGCCAAGATATAGAGTCATTTTTCGCAGAGCGCGGGGAAGAGCACGGGCTTATTGACGGATTGAAAATGATCTTTGATACCGACCCGAGAAACACAACGGCGAAAGGTATTTTCCAGCTTAACACAGAGGGGAGCGATGAAAATTAACGTACTTGACAGGCCATGGCTGTTGTCTGAAGGCGCTTTACGATCCGTGGTTGAGGTCATCCCGACGCCCGAAATGCTTGCAGCGAAGAGGGCCCAGCGCCTTGAGCGAACATGGACCGCCACCCTGCGGGAGAATGTGGCGATTGTCGCTATCACAGGCACCATTGCCCGATACGACTCCTTTTACAACTACATCACCGGCGGCACGGCCACAGAGGATCTTGCTGTTGATATCGCGGCGGCAGATCAAAACCCTGACGTCAAAGCGATCATCCTGGATATCAACTCCCCCGGCGGTGAGGCCACGGCAATCAATGAGCTCGCGGAGATCATCCGGAACATAAAAACCCCCGTGGTGGCCTACGTCGGCGGCATGGCGGCATCGGCGGCGTATTGGCTGGCATCGGCAACTGATGAGATCGTAGCGGATGCCACGGCAGAGCTCGGGTCCATCGGCGTGGTGTTCGGGTATCGACCCACAGATGGCAAGACCATTGAAATCGTATCAACGGCCAGCCCGAATAAGCGACTCGACCCAGGCACAGAAGAGGGGCGAGAGGCGACATTGGTTCGAGCTGATGCCCTGATGGAAATATTTGTATCCCAAGTTGCGAAGTACAGGGGCACCACCCCGGACAAGGTGAAAAGTGACTTTGGCCAAGGCGGGGTGATGATCGCCCAAAAGGCGATTGAAAGTGGCATGGCTGACCGTATTGGCAGCCTTGAGGGCTTAATAAAAGAACTGCAGGAAAAACACAAAACAACGCACGGAGGATTTATGGGGTTTGGCGCAAAGTTGCAGGCACTTGTTGCCGGTGTGGATGAAACCGAAGTTAAAACGGCCCTGGCGGCTATGGGGTACATCCCCAAAGCTGAAATGGGTGTCGGTGAAGCCGACGTGGCAAAAACCAAGGAAGAGGCAACAGCGGCAGGCGTAGAACAGGGCAAGGCCGATGCGCTCGAAAACACCAAGCAGGTCATGGAAAAGTGTCAGCTTGCAGGCGTCACCAGCGCCACGTTTATCGCTGAAATGCTGGCCCTCTCCCCCAAAGAAGCCGGGGCAAAGATCCTTGACGCCCAGGCCGACAAATCCGATGCGGCTGGAGTTTTTTCAACCGTCAACCCCATGAGCGACAGCGGCGAGAATCCGCTCGTTGCTGATGCCAAAAAAAGAGCGGAGGCTTAATAAATGGCTGCTTTTACCGAACCGAACAACCTCAAGGATGTCCTTGTCTGGGAAGCCGAGAGACAGAAAAGCCGTGAGCAGGTCACGTTCCTTTCCGGGGAAACCATCTCCCTTGGTGAAGTGGTCGGCAAGATCGCCCTTACTTGCCCTGCCACCGGGACCGCAGACGGCGGCAACACCGGTGCGAGCACATGCGTCAGTGTGACAGCCGGGGCTAAGGCTCAGATCGGGACTTACACCCTGACCTGTATTGCCGAGGCTGCCGGGGCCGGAACGTTCGCCGTTGCTGATCCCAATGGATTCGCCCTGGCCGACGCTTCCGTGGGGACTGCTTACGTCAACGAGCAGATCAATTTCACCCTCACCGATGCCGGGGAAGATTCCAACCTCGGCGATATTTACACCATCGAGATCACCGCCGGGTCCGGGAAATTTGTTGAGGTGGACGCCTCGGCTGTGGACGGCTCCCAGGTTGCCGCCGGTATCTCCATCGCTGGCTATGACGCTTCTGCCGCAGACGTCGAGGGTGTGATCATCGCCCAGGACGCCATCATTGTCACCTCAAACCTCGTGTGGCCCGCCGGTGCGACCGACGACCAGAAGGCCTCCTGGCTCGCGGACCTCAAGAAAAACCGAATCGATGTAAGAGAGGAATCATAAATGCCTATCTTGAACCCCTGGGTAAATGATGCATTCAGCATGGCATCCCTGACCGATGCCATCAATATCATCTCCAATAACTACGGGAAAATCGGCGCCATGAACCTCATGCCTATCAAAGGCGTGGCGACTCGTGCCATTGAGGTCGAGGAGAAGAACGGCATCCTCAACCTTATCACTTCTAAACCCCTTGGCTCTCCCGGCGCGCAGAATAAGACCGGAAAAAGGGTGTCCCGGCTTTTCAAGGTGCCCCATCTGCCCCTTGATGACACCCTCCTCCCGGCTGAGTACGATGGCATCAGGGCCTTCGGGACCGAGAACGAATTGACCCCCTATGTCTCCATCATGAACGACAAGCTCACATCCATGAAAAACAAACATGCGATCACTCTTGAGCACCTCCGAATGGGCGCCCTTAAGGGCGTGATCTTGGATGGCGACGGAGATGTGCTCTACAACCTCTACACCGAGTTCGGCATTGACCAGAAAACCGTAGCCTTTGCTCTCGGGAACTCAGCCACCAAGGTCAGGACCAAATGCTTGGCCGTCTCCCGCCACATTGAGAAGAATCTCATGGGCGAAACCAAGAATGGCGTCCATGTCCTTTGTTCTGAAGGCTTCTTTGACGCACTCATTGAGCACCCGAATGTCAAGGCGGCTTACGAGAATCACGGCGAGGCGTCAGACAGGCTCGGCGGCGACCCCCGCGAAGGGTTCAAGTTTGGCGGCTTGGTGTTTGAGGAATACAACGCGAGTGCTCCTGACGCCGAGGGTAATACCCGTAAATTCATCGCCGACAACGAAGCACACGCCTATCCCACTGGCACCATGGACACCTTCTCGACCTACGTCGCCCCTGCCGACTTCGTGGAGACGGCCAACACCATCGGCCTGCCTTTCTACGCGAAGCAGGAGCCCCGGAAGTTTAACCGAGGAATCGACCTGCATACCCAGAGCAACCCCCTGCCTCTGTGTAAGCGGCCCGGCATCCTCGTCAAGCTGACGGTGGCGTAACCGTGGGATTCGACGACATACTCGATCAGGCGGCGGCTGATATTTGGGCTATTACCGGGGCGGAAGCAATCTTTCGCCCTGTTGATGGCACACCGGTCCCCTGCCTGATCGAAGTCGAACGCAACGTTGAATTGCAGCCGGACTCATACGAGGCGACAGTGGTTGAGCGTGGCGTCACGGTCGAGGCGATGGTGTCAGTGGTTGGCGAACCGGAGCGCGGGGATGTTTTTGAAATGGGGCTTGTTAGCTTCACGGTCGCCAAGATCGTGGAGAATGACGGGCAATTTGTAAAGGTGGTGGTCAATGAAAGTCACAATTGATCAAGGCGACATGACAGAGCTCAAGGCCGCAATGTCCGGAATAAAAAACGGCACAGAGCGAGTGTTGACTCAAGCCATTAACACCACCGTCAAAACCATGAAAACGCAGGCCCGCGTGAGGATCGGCAACGAGTTGAACCTCAAGGCGGCAAGAATATCCAAAGACCTGATCACCAAGAAGGCCTCCTTCGGGCATCTTTCGGGGGCTGTCATCGCGAAAGGGCGGCCCGTGGGTTTGGTCAGCTTTGGCGCCAAGAAATATGGAAGCGGAAGAGGTAAGGGTATTTCGGTGAAGGTCCTACGCAACAGAAGGGCGACCAAGCTGAAACATGCCTTTATCGCGAAGGGCATGAGAGGGAAGGCACATTCCAGCGATGTAAACAAGCATGTCTTTTGGCGTCAGATGAAGAACGGGAAGAGGGTGGCACGCTACCAACTCAGAACACTCCACGGCCCCAGGATCGAGGATATTTTCGCCTCTGAAAAAGTCCAACACCCGATCCAGACCCAGGCGGCCTACCTTCTCGCCCGAAACATTGACAAAGGGATCCTTGACGTACTCCGGAGGTTTGGCTGATGGCTGACACGATCAGGGAACAGATAATACAGGCAATCATCACCCGGGCTGAAAC